GGTATCTTAAAAACAAGGATAAATGTAATGAATCCTCTAAGATAAATAAAGCAATTAGAAAACAAAAGTTCAGAGAATATAAAGCTACTTTGTGTTGTTCGGTTTGTGGTGAAAACCACCCTGCAGCCTTAGATTTTCACCATCATACTCCTCACCCAGATAATAAAAAAATTAGTGAATTAGCCTCAGATGGTAGGTACGTCATGGCTATCCGAGAAATAAAAGAAAAATGTATAGTGCTTTGTGCATCGTGCCATCGAAAGCACCATTATAATGAAGGCTATAATCGTAAATAAGGACGTAGATTTAATAGCTATTACCTGTAACCAAGAAAGCCGAAAAACTTGTTACTTGCTATATCCTCTAGTGTCGGCTTAACCGCCCCTACCCTTTAATTATACTCTGTCTTTAAATATAAAAAACCCCACGTCTAAGGTGGGGTTTAACGTTGCTAAGTGCTTGATCCTATTGGTTATGCACCAGCTGAGCCATACATACCCAAACTATCGCTCCAGCCAAACGAATAGCGCTCTCTCGATTTGTATCTTACATTACCTGTATCAAAATCACCATCCATTGAAGTAGCTAATGGAGTACGGACAAAATGTTTCATGCCGTTAGGTACATCTGTAGTTAAGAACCATGCATTCGTATCAGTTAAGAAGTTATTAATTGCGTAACCTTCTGGAATTGAACCGTTGTTTTTCAATGCATTTAAGTCATTATCTGCAGTACCTACTCGTAATTCGGTTTCCAACAAGCGTGTAGCAACGAATTGCAAAGCAGGTGGAATGATCAATTTACGAGGTTTAGCAGCGATCAACAAGCCACGCTCATCAGTCCATGCTGCAATTTGAATTACAGCGTTTTCTAGTGAAGTTTCGTTTAAATCAGCTGCTACTGTAGGTATATTACTATTTACACCACCTGCGACTAGCGGATGAGATGCAGAGAACAACGGTACACCATCACCACCGTTAAAAGCACCGCCAGCGTTAAAGCCGTTATTTAATACATTAGCTGCTTTAACTTGTTTCGTGTACGCCATAGCGCGAGCTAGTGCTTTAGTGTAGCGAGCTGACAACGTATCATACAAGTTATCCTCTACTGCCTCTTCAGTTAAACTGAAGCCTAAAGAAATAGTTTCGTGGGTGTAGCGAGAAGTGAAAGCTTCTTGTGCATTGTCATAAGCAATAGCATTGCCTTCATTCTTAACAGGTGCGGCCGAAAAGCCGGATAGTTTTGTTTCTTCTTCGAATGAACGCTCTGAAGTCTCTGTATCAAAGATCTCAGTATGTTGTTCACCATAACGTTTGTATTCTAAACCAAACAAGGCATTAAGGCCTGGTAAAAGTTCTTTTAGTAATTGTGCGCGTGAAATAGCCATTATTTATTCTCCTTATACGCCGGTAGCACTATTGTAACTGTGCTGTCCGAAGTTAAATTTAACGATACAGTCAGTAAACGAGTCACCAACCTTTGAGAATGGACCATCTACGAAGTCCACTAAACGTAAACCGATTGTGCTTGTTGTAGCACTGCCTGCTGCATTTAATGAAATTCTACCCGAGCCTGATGCTACATCACCCGCGGTTTGCACGACTGGGAAATTACTCCCTAACTCTGTTTGCGCTACTGATGCTGAACCTTGGATTTGGAATAGTGTATCTGGATCATCACATACGTAAGCCATAGCATCAGTTGCCACAGTGCCTGTAGGCCACATTTGTGAGTTCAGTTTGTATTTCAAAACTGGGTCCGTGTAAGTACAACCTAAGAACACGCCTACTACGCCCGCTGGAAATTGGGCAGCGGCGGAACCGACTGTAGTTACTTTTACGATAGTACCATTTGTTGCAATAGCAACAATATCGCCGTTAAAAATGTTAGTGGCATACGCACTTGCAATAGCAATCTGACGGGTTGAACCAGAAAATACCTGACCGCCGATTAAATTGATAGGGCGTAAACCATATGGGGCTGCTGTATTAGCCATAATTTATTACTCCTTTGTTTTTTAAGATGTTTTCTTTCTTCCAAACGATGTCGCTGAGCTCTTTTCTTTAAATAAAGGCATGCGTTTATCGCTCTCTTTCATAAAGCTGTTGTCCACCGCGTCAGATTGTGCCTGAGTCTGGTTACTGTAATAAGCAGTGCGTTGTTCAACAAACTCTTCGGGCGTCTTGCATAGTAATAGACCACCCACTTCAACTGAATCTTTGAAACGAGTATTTCCGTCTATGTACAAGTGTAGTTCAGGATGTGCCGATAAACTTACGGGTTCCCAACCTTCACGCATTTTAGAAGAAACATTAGTGGCGTCTGCTTGACCAGCCATACTTGTACGAATCCAACGATATGCCCAACCAGCTTCTCTTTTTATTTCAGGCAATAGAGCAGCAGGTGCCCATGTTGCTTGACGTTGAAAGCGTTCGCGTGTGTTGAGATCGCGGTCTTGTCTTGTATCTGTGTCTATATCTGTATCTTTACTATCTATACTATCTGGATTAACTGTTTCGTCCTTAGCATTTTTAGCAAATAAAGTAGGTAAAGTAGGTAGTGCCATTATTTATTCTCCAATTTATATGTCTCTTGTGCGTATTGGTCTAGTGTCAATCCCAGTTTCTTAGCCAAAGCTTGAGCTGTAGATGACAAATGTACTTTTTTTGGCGCGGTACTACGCGAGGCCGAAGCTACGACAGTTGACGGTTTTTTGCGTTGGGCGGGTACTTCTTCGTCCAGCGAGTCATCCTCAAAATATTCTGGGAATCGTTTGCGCATTGTTTTATCAATGGTTGTGTAATATTCATCTGAAGCGGGATTAGTCCCTGCACGTACTAGCTTTTCATGCAACCCCAAAGCTAAGCTAGTCATCTCTTCATCTGAGCCAAACCAGTCGTTTTTATCTTGCCATGCAAGTGCTTTACGGTCCGGTTTTGGTACTTGGGGTCGATCTGGTTGTATATATACATCATTTTTAGGTTCTTGTAAAGGGGTTTCGTACTGGGCCCGATAATTTTGTGCTTGAGTGAGTTTATACTGCGCTTCATTCATGCGTTGTTGGGCTTCAATAAGCTTATCGGTGTCCCCTGAGTCATAGGCTTCGCGGTATTCGCGCTTAGCTAGATCCATATCGTGCTCTGCAGCTTTTTTTGCTACCGCAATATATGATTGTTCCCCTGTACCTAAGGTGCTTTTAAGGCGCTTGTTTTCTTCTAGAACAGATTGAGCGTACCGAACAGCTTCTTCTCGTTCTCGGCCTGCGGCTTCTTTTTCCCGTCTTTCGTCATGGTAGACTTTTTTGAGTTGGGCCATTCTAGTTTTTACTTTCTCAGAATAGTCAGTTAACTCATCTCCTTCTATTTCATCTACAATTTCTTTAGGTAAAGGTTTTCTATTGCGGTCTTGTAGCGGAGTATCGTCTACTATTTCAACTTCGATACTATCGGAATCGATGTCAAGCTCAACTTTGACATTATTTTCTTTTTTACCCTTTCCTACAATATTTACTTCTTTTTCGTCCGGAAACTCAAACTCGTCGTTATCTAATGCCATTTAATGCTCCTTATTTGCACTCTATAGAGTGGGTTGGTTTTGTTACTATGCTCTTGTGTATCCACGAGGATCTGAAACTACGCCTTCAACTGTGTCATCGTTAATTAACCTAAATTCTCTTCCGTGAATTTTAAACCGTGTTCCTGCGTAAGCTCGGGTAAGAATAAAATCACCTTCTATGCACCACGCCCCTGTAGGAAATTTGCGTTCGTCTTTGTAGCAGAGGTCACCAAGTTTAATTACAAACAAAATTACTGACCCATTTTCTTCTGTTCGTTTCGTATTATCTGATTTTAAAATACCCCCCGCATATGTGGCTTCTGAATCAGGAATTGCACATAAAATACGGTATCCTTTTGGGACTGGAAGTTGAGAAGCTTTTTCGGCGTTACCTTCTTCTTGTGCGTCAGCAACCATCTCTGATAAATCTACTGCCTGTCCTAGGTTAATACTACTCATTGTAAGTCTCCATGTTTTTTGCGAGGTCTGCTATTATAGACTGCGCGGTAAGTAGACCCCGAACCATACCTGCAGCGTTTTGGTAACTTGCGAAATCTTTAGCAGCTCCATCTCCTAAAGACTCTATTATTGCTATGCGCCGGTCTTCTATTTGCGACATTAAAAGTTCTAGCGTTTGGTCCATTATTTTTCCCCTTTCGTTGGTTTAATAGGTGTATTTTGTTTAACGCTGCGCGTTATAGTTTCAAGTTTATTTTCTCTATTGCGCTCGTCGGACATAGCTTTAGCGCCAATTTTTACTCCTTCTACTAACTGGGAAGCTTCTAGTTTTTCTTTGTCAGTCATCGCTTTAGCTCCAAGTTGAGCTCCTGCTATTCGTTCTTGAGAAGCCATACGTTCGCGTTCAACTACTAACCGCTCTTTATCAATTTCATTGTCGGCTCTCATTTTTTCAGTTTTTGCCTCTATTTCAGATTCTTTAAGTTTGAGCTCTTGTTGCTGCATTATCACTAAAGGATCTTGTTGTTGTTCCTGATTTTTTTGTTGCTGTTCTTCTGCTTGGTTTTTTTGTAATAGTTGTTGTGCTGCTCTAGCTATTAACGGTGATAGTTGAGCCTCTACGTCTTTAGGAAGGACTTCTTCTGGGTTTGGAAGAGCTACACCTAGCTGTTCTTCTATCTGACGGCGGTACTCAAACCCTAAGTGTTCCGCCAAATGGGCTTCCATCGCTGCTTGTATCCTTGCCGCTGCTGGACTTTGCCCTACTATTTTAAGTAGTTTTGGATCTTGCATGGCTGCCATGTGCACAGTAATATGTGCTTCGTGGATTTGGTGTATAAACGCTTTTACTGGTTTGCCAGAGATAATCGCCATGTTTTCAGTTACTGGGTCTTTTGGTTTTTCTTCCGCTGTAGAAGGTATTAGTTTACCTATGTTTTTAACCCCTAAAACTTCTAACATTTGTTTATTAAGTTCTGGAAGGTCATATATTTGCGGGTTAGCTTGAGCCATTTGCATGACTGCTTGGTATTGAACAACTTTTTGAGACATTGTGGCTGCATTAGGATCTGATACTGGAATAACTTCAACCATATCGTAATCTGCTTGTTTAGCCGCCCGATCCCCGTTTTCTGGATCATAGTTATACTCATCTGGGGTGTAGTCTCTTATAATTCCTGATAATAACTTAAACTCTTGCTTCATCGCATAGTGAATACGAGCTTGTACTGCGCTCATTACTTTCAACGTACGCTCTAGAATAGCTAGTGTTGTTCCTACTGGGCTGTTTGCGGACATATCAGAAACTTGGAGGTCTGCAGCGTTTGCAAAAGCTCGTCCGTCGCTTACAATTTGGTCCATTAAGCCTTTAAGTACCTGACTTGGCTCTTTATACGGTAACGGGAGGATATTATCCCTAATAGTGCCGCTAGGAACGTCAACATCCCTAAATTCAGCAGGTGAAATAGGTGTATCGTCGCCTTTAATACGTAAACCACGGGTTTTAAAGCCCCCTGGCAGGTTAGAAAGCGTGCCTGCATCTACTAATTGGCGTAATAACATCGTGCTTGACTTTGCTGCTGCCCCAATTAGGTGAATTAACCCAAATGCGTAAAAGCCAAAACCGGGGATGTATGGGTAGTGCACAAAATGCATACGTTTTTGTTTGTTTTCGTCATCAGGGTTCCAATTACGGCGTATTGCTAGTACTAATCCTGTGCCCTGCTCTAAAGTAACTACATATGGCAGAGCTATTCCCGTAACTTCACCGTCTTTACCCTCATCTTCATACCCAATTAAGTCTAAATCTACGTGAATTTCTAGTAATTTAAACCTATCGTCCATTGTTGCGTTAAGGCCCATCTTTTCTGCGATGCGTTTTTCAACTTCTTCGACAGTTTGAGACGGTTCTCCTAAATCAATATCTCGATAAAACCCCGCTACTTGTAGCTTTCGTAGTTCATTTTCTGTTTTGCGCATTATATGGGTTATACGTGGCGCGGTTTGTAAACTAGAGGCGCCATAAGGTACTACTATATCTTCAGCAGGCACATAAATAGCTACTTGACGTTCGTAAGTAGGATCGTAGTATACTTTTTTAAAGGCATTACCTGATAAACCTAGGCCCCATAGCATGCGTTCGTGTTCTGGGCGATACTCAGGCATTGCTTCTGTTAGTTGATAATTCATATCCTCTTTAACACGTTCTGCTGCTTTTTCTTTTTCTGGGGTTTGCTTACCAATAATCTGTGTTTTTACTGGACCTGCTGCAGGGAACGTTTCCATCATAGTTTCAGCTTGGAATTTAACTAATGCTTCTGCTAATAGCGGGTGGTGCACTGCACAAGCTCCCGGCCAAGGCTCCGTACGTTCTTCTACTTTCATGCCTAACAAGTCAATACCTTCTGCGTACGCGTCTATCCAATCTTTACGTGCGTCTTCGTCCATCGTATAATGGCCAACTAATTCTCCTGACAACGCTGATAGATCTCCCTCTGTCATTTCTTCAGCTAAGTTGTTACTAAAATCATCTTCCTCTTCGTCAGGGTCTATTTCAATTGTCATGCCCCCTACGTTAACCGTAACGCTTTCTGGATCTTCTATTTCAATCTCAATAGCTTCCATATCTTGATCTTCAGCTAATTTTTCTAGCCCTTGTGGCGCTGCGTACAGCCCCTTGTCCATATTTGTCGCCATTTTGTTTTCCTTAGTTGTCTGGGATTTTACTGTCATACATACTTTCCAGCTTTATTTTATCATTTCTTCTTGACTTTTACTATTCCTATACTGTATACAGCGCTTTTCCTTTTGAGCGTCTAAATTCTAAGGGCTCATCATCGTAATCTGAATCCAATTGTAAAAATCCACCTCTTCTAAAACGTAATAGCGCCTGAGTCATTGAGTCAACTAAGTCATCATGGTCGCCTGCTGGAAACGAAGCTACTTCATCTACTAGCTCTTCTGCCCAACTTGTCTCTGGAACCCAAACCCTTCCTGAAGCAAATATGTCTGATACTGCATTAAGTCTGGCTATCTTATCGTTACCTCTACTAGGCACGAACTCTTGTACTGGAATACCTGTGGCGCGTAACTCAAATACTAACGGCGCTCCTGAAGCTTTAGCCTCCACAATTAGCGCGTCTGGTTCCCATTCTTTGTACATCTGTTTAGCTGTTTCTTTTAATTCTGGAAACTCCATACGTTCTTTTAATACATCTAGTAGTATGATGTTTGCCTGTTTTTTACCTGTGGCGTCTTCTCTATAAAAAATACCCCATGTAGTACATGCACTATAATCGGCCCGTTGAGTTTTAAGGAACGCTGTATCCCAAGACTGGATTACAAACTCACATGATGGTGGGTCGTCTTTTTCCCACTTGTTCCACCACTCCCGTTTAATTATCGCTGATTCTTCTGACGTAGGTTGCTGCTGGTACTGCGCCATCCATTTTGAATTCGGTAGTTCTAGTTTTAGTGCCTCTAGTTCTGATTTAACCCAAAACTCAGGCCACAGTGGCCGGCCGCTAGGCAGTAGTGCAGGAAACTCGATTATCTCCCACCCCTCGTCGTTCCGTTGCGCCGCGCTTTTTATAACTCTTCCTGTTAAGTCTTTTTTAGACCAGCGTGTATTATGGCTTACTAGTCCGTTGGCTATAAAGTTCTCAGTCCGCTCAATCTCAACATCAAATACCTCTTCATAACCGTAAGGTGTTACATCTGTAATCTCTTCAAGAATTATCTCGTAAGTATTTTGCGGCACTGAGCAAGACTGCTTCTGTTTTACCATACCCGACGGCGAGGTTGCAGTCATTACATAACAGCCCTCTAACTTTTCCTGTTTCGTGGCAGTGGTCAATACACAGTTTTTCACCCCAGTGCGCCTTAACATTCTGTCCCGAAGGCTTTTTACACACTGCACAAAGACCTTTTTGGGCTTCAAATAACTCAGTATGCCCTGCGCTGTCAATCCCATATCGGGACTTGATGCGCTTATTTCTTCGATATTCTGGGGTTGTTGCTTGGCATGGGGCACAAAGTCCTCCCGGTCTTGTTTGTGCTCGTGCGGGTCTTCCACAGTCCTTGTTGCTACAAGTAACATTCCCTTCTTTAGGTCTTTCAGTCGTATCCATTGCCGTACTCCATTGTTATCAACAAGAAACGGATGCCTCTCATTTGCATAAACAATTGTATTACAATTCGTTGTTATCCTATATGTAAAATCAAAACCATTTGACTGCCAATTAAGTACTTTAGATGTTGTTATTTTTCCACTGTCATACGTAGCAACCTCATCCCCGACCTTAATGCTGTGTAGCTCTTTCTCCTTCCCATTGGCCAACAAAACACGTGTATCCCCTGTCATACACATAACGATTACTATTGCCCCTCCTGGTTGTAACCGTTGGCGAGGTCCTGATGTGTACCACTCATATGTCTTGTCGTATACCTCTGGGTTTACCTCAGCTAGCGCGGCCTCTTGCTCTGAGTGTGGGTCATCGATGATCAAGATGTCTGCACCTTTACCCGTAACTGCACCACCTACCCCAATCGCAAAATAGTCTCCGCCCTTGTTAGTATTCCAACGTCCTGCAGCCTTACTATCTGTTTGTAACCCAAGTTCTGGAAATACTTCCTTATACGCTTCTGAGTCAACTAAGTTCCGGACCTTCCGGCCAAACCCAACAGCTAGTTCTGCAGTGTGCGAAGTCTGGATTACTTTTTTTTCTGGGTTCTTCCCTAAAAACCAAGCGGGTAACAGGTATGAAGCAAACTCTGATTTAGTGTGGCGTGGGGGCATGTTTATTATTAGCCTTTTTAACTCCCCTTTAACTACTCGCTCGAACGCCGATGCCATCTTCTCGTGGTGCGCCCCGTGTATAAATGTTGGCCATACCTGACGTACGAATGCCATAAAGTTAGTAGTGCAGTCCTCAATCTTAGTTGATTTCTCATATTCTTCTAACAGCTTCTGCATATTTATCTGCTCGTGCTCAGGCATCCGCGGCATTGCTATTTTAATTTTCTTGGCTAGTTCTGGGGTCATTGTTTTCTTGTTGTGTTTTTTCTGGGGTCATTGTTTTCTTGTTGTGTTTTTTCTGGGGTCATTGTTTTCTTGTTGTGTTTTTTCTGGGGTCATTGTTGTGTTCTTATATCTCGTCGGTCAGGTCTATTATACTAAACTCTTTAGCTACGAACGGTTTTGCAATTCTATGCTTCTCCGCCTCCTCCATCACCCGCGCGGTTTGCAGCTCTTCATCCAAGTCTTGTACTTTTACTTGTTCGTCAGATATTACTTCCACGTTGCCCATGTACTTCTCGTATTTTTCCAGGGCTCCTATAATTAACTGCTCTACTTCTTTGCTTGACTTGGTGCTATGTACAATCTCCACTCGCTCTGCGAAAAGCCCAACCTCTCCAATTTTGCCGAGTAGCTCTAATGCTTTTATTCTGATCTTAGGGTCTGCGTTGGTGGATTCTTCTAGTAGTCGGTTTGTTACGAAGTTGCGCAATCTAAGCGCGGAGTTTACCAGGCCTTTATCATATTCAGATAAGAGCGTATCGAGGTGTAATATTGTTCCTGGTGTGTCGTGATTTAAAATAAGCGTCTCTTTTCCAGAAAATATTTCTCTGGCCTTTGTTTTATCTTTTTCCGTTGTTTCTATTTTTGCCCCCGCGGCTTCCAGGGCTTTTACTGTATTCATTGCATTCTTTGCACGTCGTACAAACTCTTTGACCTCATCCGCTGTAGTGTCGAATGGTAGTGGGATATTTGCTTCTGGGGTTATTACTAGGGCCATTGTTGTTTGCTTCTGGGGTTATTGTTGTTTAGTTTTTTAGTTGTTTGCTTCTGGGGTTATTGTTGTTTGCTTCTGGGGTTATTGTTGTTTAGTTTTTTAGTTTAGTTTTTTAGTTGTTTGCTTCTGGGGTTATTGTTGTTTATGATCCCTTGTTCCATTTTTGCCAGTCGTCCCGACATGAGTTACTGCACCACCGTACGTTTCCTTCTAGTTCTTCTTCGCATTGTAGGCAGTACCCGGTAGGCTTTATTACAGCTTTGCTCTTTTTCGCATTCCGTATAGCTATGTCTCTAGCTAAATCTTCTAAGTCGCTTGCTTGGTCAAATTGATCCATTTTGTTTTTTCTTCTAAGGGGTTAGCTTTAAATTTTTTATATGCGTTTAATATTTTCTTGGCCGTACCAACGGTAATTCTCGTTCGTAGTTCATTTTGTATAGTATGGTGTAACCCCATGTAAGTATAAGCTAGCATAAGCCCGCCCATTTCTTTCGCCAAAAGAACTACTAAGGTTTTAAATTTTTTAGTTTTTTCTGGGTCAAGCCAATCCTTGCATACGTTATTCATATGCTGATCGAA